CTATTATTTCACAATAATAGGATAAGGCTTATAAGCCCCATGTGTTGGTAAAAGTGATGAACTTCTACTAATACATTTTCTTATAAGCATGAGTACATGGTTGACCTGATCGACCGCTTGCATCGTATTTCGATGGGTACCTCCCTTGCGTTCCGAATAAATTCGGGGCACTGGTATGGATCTATCGAGCGACTGCGAACCGCCGGGCGGACTTGGTCTCCTACATAAAGTTGGAGAAATCAAAGTCTGGGCCCAATTGATCAGCTAAGGTTTCTACCTTGTTAGGTAACGGGGCTGCTGTCATTCTACCAATGCTATCTATGTTGAAGAAATTTTCCTCAACATATTGTAGGTTTGGATCACTCATATAAAGTATTGCACTTTGTATGAACTCTCGACCTATTTTAGCAGTAAGTAGTTTTACGGAATCCTCGGTTCTAGTTGAACCTATTCTCTCCACAGATGGAATACAAAGTGCCATTATGGCATCTTTGAAGTTCGTCTCTGGATGAAATAGTCTCACATCATTATGTAGTCTTATTTCTAAGGCTCGTAATGCATGGGTTACGGGAAGATTCATCAATCCTCCTGGTCCAATTAGATCACCTCTTGTAGTACCTAAGATATCTCCATGGAACTCAGCGTTCGCACTATCTGGAGTAACACCTCCATAGTTTTCGGGCCAAGATGGTTCGAATTCTTTTTTAAGTCTATTTGTGAATTGATTTTTCAATCCATCGATAGCTTTAAGAAGTCGACCATGTTGTCCTGCAAGTACCGATTCTAATCTCATACTTAAGTATGGGATCAGATGAGGACTTGTTTCTATGGGAACTGGTGCTTCACTTGGTAATATGTTCGCCAATAAGTTTCTTATTGGTGTCATATCATCGTAGTGGATCCATCGAACTAAAGCGTGTAATTTATTAACTTGATTGTTAATGTTGAGTGCCTTTCTTAAAGGCATACCCATCATAATATTCAAGTGAAAGATTAACTCGGATAGTGGAGCAAAATTAGCGGGAATAAACCCTCTATCAAGATATGAACGCAGTGCAGGGTATATAAGTGCATAATTATTATGCGTCTGCATAAAAGCAGAAACTTGTATTCCTGACACTTCCGTTCCGTTCTTGATCCAGCGTTTCGCAAATTCATAAGTGTTAGAACTCTTATGAGTTTTGTGAGCACTGATCTCTACTCCAAGCATTTCAATATGTCGTTGATAAGCTTTCGCTAGGGTTTCGCCTCCAATTACAATATCGTCCCCTAATAATATATAATTATTGGTTGGATACTGGCCGCACTCTTTCGCTGCAATTTGCACGATTAAGTGGTGGCATAAGGAGAAGACGGCCCATGAACTATATGCTCCCATTGGTTGACCAACTTCGTATTTTACGAACTTGTCTTCAAATGGTGCATAGAATTCATTATCAATTAATATTGATTTCCAAGCTGTTGCTTTCTCTTTCCCTAAGAGATGTTCTACTAAGAGCATTTGGAAACTGATAGGAAATCTATCAGTTGCCGCGGAAAGATCAAAACTATAATAAGGACCAGCAAAATCCACATGTGGATCTTGTGTGAAGGTTCTGTCCATTGGGAAATGTTTTAATAAATTAAAACATTTATCATGAACCACTTTTAATATGGTTTGTGACCAATAGTCAAAGATCGCGATTACTCGCGATTTACCTTCTGGATCTTTTATAATTGATAATTTCCGTAATAACGAATCTTGTTCGCCTTTATTAGGTTTTAGGAAAACTTTCTTCAACGATGTTGAATAAGTAGCCCAAAGATCTAATTGGTTAGCAAGATCGTTACTAAATTCTCTTATCAAGTGTGATATTTTATATCCACTTTGTATAGCATCCCAAGGGGCAGACCAAGTAGCTAATCCGTTAGGACCAGCTTTGATCGAATAATAATGATTATCATTAGTCCAATCATAGTCGTATGGTCGAATATTGAAATCTTTACAGATTTCTTTTATTCGGGATTCATATCCTGATACGTCACTAATTCCTGTATAAGGGTTAGTGATAGTAGAGGAACTTGGATCCTTCCATGCTTTTATAGTTCGGCTGATAGATAAAAGTGTTAGCGTAAAGCTAAAACCTTTATTATTCTCAAGATATATTGAATTAAGAATTGGAAAACCTTTTGGTAATCCATCTTTTCTTATTCCAATAATTCTTGGAGATTGCATTACTGGGTCACCACATTGGTGTCTTGTGTATAACAATCGGATTTCTTTTAGGTGATTTATCACCCAAAGCTCTCCTTTGGATTCTGACCATAACTGAACTTTTATTAAAAGTTCTGTTATAGCAGCAGCACGGTTATCAACATTAGGATAAAACCAGAATGTTAACCATGTAAGTATGATTTTAATTAATTGTATTTGCATTGGTTTATGTATTTGGCGATGTCCAGATATCAATGCTTGCCGAAGCAAGGGATCTTACCACTGGTTGGGTTCTTTCTGATTGGGATCAACTTCCTAATTTGGAAGTTTCCCCGCTAATCGGTTGGACTATCCCCCATCTAAGGGTATAGTCATTATCCTGATATAGTAATATACCAG